GATCTTAGCACGTGGGTCCGTCGCTCTGGTACTAGTGATCGCCAGCGGTGCTTTCGGTCGATCTTTCTACCTCGCTATTGTGACGAACGAAGATCACCCAATCTCAGATTCTGCGACACAGCTGCTCACGGCGTTGGGATCGTCGCTCATCGGCGGCGCAGTGGGCTATCTAAGCGCCACGTCGAAGAAGGACGAGCCGTGATCCGACCGCATGATCTTTACTGAAACCGTCACACGGATACGTGGCCCTAGCTGGACCGTTCGTCCGGATGCGTGGCGGAGATAGTAAGTGAGAGTGAGCACGACCGAAGCTAGATCTCTCGTCGCCGTGCTGGTGAGTGTGCTCTAAGCAATTGAGTGATCCTGTGCCGCTAGACCGCATCAGTCTGCTCGCTTTTAAGCTGCAGATGGTGCGGTTTTCTTTTTTCCAGAATCCATCCTGAGATCAAATCACGCGACCAGACGCGGAACGCTCCTACCTAAGATGCCGTGCATCTCGCTGCTAGCGAGATCAGCAGGAGATGCTGCAGGGCTGACACTAACCCAGACCTCGGGCAGGAGTGTCTCGCCCAGGACAGGAAGCACTGAAGACTATGTCCACCTTCTCCACAACGATCAATCCCACACCCTTCGGGGCATTCGACACGGACGCTGCATTCCAGTCCGATGCCGACTCCATGGTCACTTTCGTGAAGAGGAAGCTGGGAGACGACATCCTCTCGGTGGAGCTGACTAAGAAGCAGATCTGGGCGTGCTTCGAGGAGGCTGCACTCGAGTACAGCTCCATCATCAACCAGTACCAGGCGAAGTCCCAGATTGGCACCTTCCTCGGGTCTGCCACTGGATCCATGTCGGGCTCAGAGGAGAGGTACCCCAGAGAGTCGCTGGACTTCCTGAACAGGTTCGCGGAGCCCTATGCCACAGAGGCCGGTGTGGGAGGATCCTACAACTCACTCAGCGGCTCTCTCGCCCTTGAGGAGGGTCGACAGGACTACGACATCTACGATGAGCTCAAGGACGGCGCGGGCAGCTTGATCATTGACTCTCCCCTGAATCCCGACGGTCCGGGAAAGGGAAAGCTCCACATCCTGGAAGTCCTGCACTTCAGCCCGCAGGCAGCCTACAGGTTCTTCGACACCTCCTCAGCTGTCAACTACCTGAACAACGAGTTCTCGTTCGAGTCCTTCACACCGGAGACGATCTTCTACGTCCTGCCTGTGTTCGAGGACATCCTCAGGGCGGGAATGTTGGACATCTCCAATAGGGTGCGGAGATCCAACTACTCCTATCAGCTGATGGGAACCAAGCTGCGGATCTTTCCGACGCCCTCCGTCTCGAAGCCGCTGAACCTCTTCCTCCGGGTCAGGTTCCGCATGGATCCCCTGAAGACACCGCGTCCGGATCCGTCTTCATACGGTGTGTCCAACCTCTCCAACATCCCGTTCGGGAACCTGAAGTATAGCAAGGTCAACTCGATCGGAAAGCAGTGGGTCAGGCAGTACGGCCTCGCGCTTTCCACCGAGTTGCTGGGAACCATCAGATCCAAGTTCTCCTCCGTTCCTATTCCCGACGCGGAACTGCAGATGAACGGTGCTGATCTTGTCTCCCGGGGAAGGGAAGACAAGAAGGATCTTCGCGACAAGCTGAAGGAGATGCTGGAGACGCTGACGTACGACAAGCTCGCAGAGACGCAGGCTGTGAAGGCCGAGAACATCATGAAACACCTCAAGACGATCCCTGTCCCCGGCGGCAAGATCATCACCATGGGTTAGCCAATGTCACGTCTCTTCATCACGACCCGAGAGATCGACTTCATAAGCGATCTCACCAAGGAGATCATCAAGGACGTCATTGGGCAGAAGATCTTTTACTACAACATCTCCCTCATCAAGTCCAAGGTGCATGACCTCTATTCTGAGGCCCCTGACAAGATCTTTGAGATGCCCGTGGTGATCGACTGCAGGGTCAAGTGGATGTCACCTGAGATCCGCACGAACAACTTTGGCATCGAAGGGTAATACAAGATCGAGGCATACGTCCATGGCCGAGACATGATCCAGAGGGGAATCAGTCTGAACATTGGGGACTTCTTCTCCTACGGCGACGTCTTCTTCGAGGTGACCTCACTCTTCAACATGCGCAACATCTTCGGACAGGTCGAGCACGTCGACGGCTGGAAGATCTCAGCAACGCAGTCCCGCCAGAGCAACTTCGTGTCGAAGGTGTTCGGACCCACATCAGAGACGCACACAGACGCGGATGCTGTCCAGAAGGACTTCTACCAGCAGCGTGGATTTGAATCCAACGATGAGGGCGGCACAGGCGACATGCGGGACCTCGTCAGGAAGGGCGTGCTTGATCCTCCGATCTCGGGCCCAGCCAAAGTCAAGGCAGACGACGATGTCACCCGGGACGATGCCTCCTTCTACGATGAGACCTGAACATGGCAAAGGGCACAGATCACTACATCGGCTTCGTCAACGATCAGCGGGTTCCCACTGGACGTGAGGGAGACAATGTTCCTGAGGCGTTCCACATCCCGGCAGCTGGGATCGAGGACGTGGACCGAGCCATCTACGACCTCTTTGAGACGCAGATCCCGTTCCAGGTGGCACAGCGTGGAAATCAGGGCGGCCTCACACAGCCTGCCAAGGGCGCGTCTGATGCAGTTGTCAAGGTCCCTGTGATCTTTGCCACGGGTGAGAGGTTCGCACACGTCAAGAAGCTGCTCCCCTTCAGGGACAGCAACAACACGATCATCCTCCCAGTCATCTCAGTCGGCAGGAAGTCCCTCAGCGTCGGAACACCCCAGATCATGCCCGGCATTACACATCGAGGTGTGAGTGACTTTGTTCTGACGAGGCGGCTCGCGAAAGATGACCGCGACTACCAGCGCCTCCTCAACAAGATGAAGTACAGGAATGCCTCGGACATTGCCTCACGGTCGAACTTCGCGCTACAGGACATCGCGCCGGGCAACCAGGCGCTTCCTGGAACAATTGCCTCCAGGAGGAACGGCAACAACCTGTCCTACACGGACCTTGAGGACGACGAGCCGCTGCTGACGCGACTGGGTGACAACATCTTTGAGATCATCACCATGCCGTACCCGATCTTCTTCTCGGCGTCGTACGAGGTCACCTTCTGGACGCAGTTCACGCAGCACATGAACACGCTGATCGAGATCTTCCTCTCTGCCAGGACTGGTGTGGGGCAGGAGTACAAGATCAAGAGCAAGAAAGGGTACTTCTACATTGCTGAGCTCGAGTCGGCTGCCGCCCTGAACAACAACACAGACAGCTTTTCGGACGAGGAGCGGATCATCAAGACCTCGTTCACACTGAACGTGATGGGGTACATCATTGCTACCAAGCATCCCGGGCAGACGTCGCCGTTCAGGCGGTTCCTCTCAGCACCGGTCATAGACTTCCAGACCATCCAGACATCCGGTGAGCTAGAGGTTCCGCTCGACAACAGCGTCCCCTCGGGTGATGAGAGCAAGTTCATGCTCGCCGACATCAAGGAGCTGGACGGTCTGGGTCGAGAACCGCTGGCAAGGGGAGCGGAGTCGGCGTCTGTTCCCGACACGATCCAGGATCCATTCACGGGCTCACGCGTTCGTGTGGTGAAGCGCCTACCCAGACATGGTGAGACTGTCTCCTCTGGGAGGCTCATCGTTGATCTAGAGAGGATTGGCCGCTGACACTTGCATTCCTTCTCAATACTTAGAAAGAATACAAGACCGCGGGAGCGTTCAATGGCCGAGCAGACTTTCCTCTCTCCGGGCTTCTTTGAGACCGAGATCGACCTCACCCAGCGAGTGCAGGAAGTGACGGGTGTTCCGGGCGGCGTGGTCGGATTCGCGGAAAAGGGGCCCGCCTTTGTCCCCGTCACGGTGGGATCCTTCACCGACTTCCAGCGCAAGTTCGGAGGCCTCGACGACGACAAGCCGGCGACCTACGCTGCGTACGAGTTCCTCAAGAACAAGACGGCCGTCACCTTCGTGAGGGTCCTCGGTGCGGGAGGCAACGCCACACTCGCTGACATCTCTGCCACGAAGGCGCAAGGCACCGTCAAGAACACCGGCTTCAAGATCGCTGGGACCCAGATCAGTGAGCCCACTGATCGGCGCCACAATGGATCGGTGCAGTTCATCGCCGCCAAGCACATCGTGACGGCGAATGAGACTGTCGGATTCCCGATGTTCAGCGACAACGTGTCCTTCAACGTCGGCGGCTCACCCGGCTCAGACACCGCCCTGCTCGTCAGGGCGATGATCCTCGTGCCCACTGGAACGAGGATCCAGATCCTGGACCACAACCAAAGCTACACACCGGCCAACATTCTGGACGACACTGCTGCGATCGGTGTCAGCACTCTTAGCAACGGAATGGACGGCAAGTTCAAGCTCATCATCTCGTCCTCAGCTCCCGGGTTCGACACAGCTGAGGGTCTGAAGAGCATTCGGATCTACACAGCGTCACTCAATCCGAGGAACCGCGACTACGTCTACAACGTCCTGAACACGGATCCCAAGTCCTTCCAGACGGATCAGCACCTCCTCTACGCTCACTTCCCAGT